TGGTGATAGAACTTATGATGCTGACCAAATGAGTGAGTACTTTAATGGTTTAGTGAGTAATGGAGTGTATGAGGATGTAGGTAATGCGTTACAGGTCTTAGCTACAGGTACTGACATGACCGTAAATGTGCAAACTGGTAGAGGTATTATAGACTGTAAATGGTTAAAAAATGATACTATTTTACCTCTCACAGTAACAGCTTCTCATGCTACACTTCCAAGATATACAGCTGTAGTTATGAGACTAGATAGAACTAATAGGCAGATGATTATAACTACTGTAGATGGTGAAGCAGCAAGTACACCAGTAGAACCTACTATGTTAGATACTGATACAGTTAAAGAGCTATGTCTGGCTATGGTCTATATAGGAGCTGGAGTAACAGCTATAACCCAGGATAAGATTAATGATAGAAGACCAAGTAGCTCCTGTGGTTGGGTTACTGGATTAATTGACCAGGTCGATACTTCTACACTGTTCTTACAATATAAGGCAGCTTATGAAAATTACTTTGCTTATGTTCAGGAACAGTTTAACAACTTCCTTAGTTCACTAGCTCAGGATTTAAATGTTAATACTTATGTTGAGAAGTATCAGAAGGTGGTAACGCTAAGTAATTCCAATGTCATAAGTTTAGATATGACCGGGTACACATATGACATTAGAGACATAATAAATGTACATATAAATGGACTACTTGGAGTAGTTGATACAGATTATACTTTGGATACTTCAGGAAGTACACCTACTATAACCACTGAAGCTACAGCCTCAGGAACAGTAGTAGTTATAGATGTAATTAAGTCAGTAATAGGTTTTCCTACACTTGGTACAGAGCTTGGTAATACTCTGGTTACTGAGTCAGATGATCCTATAATAGCATAAAAGGAGGGCGAGAAAATGAGCGAATCAAACAACAACACACCGATGCGAATTACTCAGCTTGAAGAAGCGACAGAGTATCCCGACGGATCTTACATACCGATAGCAAAAGCCGGATGGGGAACGAAGAAAATTCTTGCAAACACAGCCACACCAAATGAAAAGATAATTCAAGAAGAATTGAACGCAGAATTTCCCAATTTATGGAACTGTAGTTATACAAGCGTAGAAGCAAACGGAATAACATTTACAAGAAAATCAGACGGAACGTTTGAGGTTAAGGGAACAGCAACGGCGTTATTTTATCGACAACAAACAATAACACTTCCGGCGGGAACATATTATATAAACGGAATAGAAGGAGGTTCTTCACAAAGTTATCATATTTTAATTTCAGGAACGGGTTCGACTTATTATATTATAGACGGATGGAGCAATCCGATTGTTCTAACTCAAGAAACAGCTATAACCCTAACGTTCAGAATATTGAGTGGCGTTACTGTTGATACGGTTTTAAAACCTATAATTGTAAACAATTCATATTATACATCATTATTTGATTACATTCCGTTTAATTATCCATTTTACAACGGAACAGTTGACGAGAAGATTCAAACTGTTGTTAACTTAACAGGATATAAAAAACCGAATCTTTTCAACAATCAGTTAAAAAGCCGAGAAGTTAACGGAATAACATTCACAGTCAACGATGATAAAAGCGTTTCGATTTCGGGAACAAGCACCGCATTAACGTTTTTTTCTCAACAAGTGACGCTTCCTGAGGGTAAATATTTAATAAATGGTTGCAACGACGGAGGCTCAGTTTCTTTTCATATTATGGTAGTAAAGGGAAGCGATGTTTATTATCAGTTCGGAGGGAAAGACGTTGAAATTGAGTTGACAGAAGAAACAACAATCACTCTTTATTTACGAATAACAGCAAATCAAACAGTTGATACCGTTATGTTTCCAATGATTAGAAAATCAGATGTTTATAACAATACATATGCGCCTTATAACGAATATCAAGTGTATAAACCAATACAACAACTTATTGATTATACTTCGTTTAATTGGAGCGGAAAGAAAATGAACGTTATTGGTGACAGTATTGTTCAAGGATCATACGGAAATTTTATAATCCCAATTCGCAATATTTTATGTTTATCTGAAGCGCGAAATTATGGAGTCGGCGGAAGTTGTCTCGCAAGCAGTTCACAAGATGAACAATACCCGCCTTCAGTATTGAGATATACGGAAATGAATCTCGATGCTCAGATTATAATTGTTCATGCTGGTACGAATGATTATTCCGCACAAATTCCGCTTGGAGATTCTACAAGCACAGATATAACAACGTTCAACGGAGCTTTAAACGTCATGATGAACGGTCTCCGCGAAATGTATCCGACAGCGCTAATAATTTTTGATAGTATACTACACAGATACAATGACAATCAGCTTGAAATCAAAGCGAGTCAGTACAGACAAGCAATCGAAGACAGATGTCTTGCAAATCATATCGTATTTTATGATTGTTATAAATATTCAGGATTTGATTTTGTGAAAGGCTATTATGATCATATTTTGACGGTCGACGGATTACATCCAAATCAAGCCGGAGCAAATATTCTCGGTCGAAAATTGGCTGGATTTATCCGATGGAATTAAAACTTTCGCTTTTCTTCTTTCTGAAGGCGCTTCTCGAGACATAGCTCGCTTTTTTCCTTTCTTATAAATAGAAGCAGCTCTACACGATATAAGCTCTGTAGGGCTGCTTCAACTTTTTATTCATACTCTTTAATTAATCCAACTACTTCAGGATCATCTATAATCTGATCCAGTTTACATCCAAGCACTAAACATATCTTAAGTAGGACTTCCAGCTTAGCTCCTTCAATAGGTTTGTTACCTTGCTCATAATATTGATAAGTTCTTAGATTTAATCCAGCTTTAGTTGCTACATCTGACTGAGTAAATCCTAAAGATACTCTAAGGGCTTTCAGTTTTGTAGTAGCTTTATCCCTGGGGCCTCGTTTGTTTTCCATAGTATATACCTCCTTTACGACATAATAACACATACAATAAAAATTGTATATTAAAAATTTTACATTTTATATTTTGGGTAGGATAGTAGTGGTAATACTCTTAAACCACCACTCCTGAGGGTATTTTTAACGTTTTATCTGTCAAGTTGGCAAAAATAAGAATGGCTAAAATTAGCCATTTATTAACCTACTATTACAGTAGGTTGACAGATAAAAAATGGGAAGTGTAATAGCTACAAACGGCTAAACTTAGCCATTTGTAGGCATAGGTTGACAGATTGACAGATTCTTTATTACTTGAGATTATAGATAAAAAACATCGATTTTTTTCGATGTTTTTTATCTAAAAAATATAATATATATATAATAATGTGTAATAGTGTCAACCTACCAAGTTGGTAGGTTATTAGTAAACCATATAAGGACAATGGATAAAACCACTGTCCTCATATGGTATTTTTTAAAAGTTCCAGTATATAGTTATATCTTCACCATCTATTATGATGTGGTCAATCAGAGCAGATACTATAATTCTAAGCTCTGATAGATTACCTCTCTTTATGACTTCAGAAAAATCATTTAGTAACTCTGTCACTTCTGTCTCAGGAAGGAGTGATGTGGTGATATCTGAAAGCTCTTCTTTAAGGGCTTCTTTTTGAGTGTTAAGTTCAGTCAGTTTATTATCCAGAGTAGTAAGTGGAACTTTATCGAGAGTATATAAATCAATGAGCTTATTTATCTGACTATCAATCTTATTTATCTCAGCTTCAATTACTGGACGTTTATCTACTGACTTAACCTCATGCAGTCTGTTTGAATCAAGAGATAGTTCTTTAATCTGATCCAGTATGATAGTATCCAGCTCAGGAGTCTTCCAAGTCTTATTTTTACAGTTGGGGTCTTTAATCATAGGCTTAGACTTCTTATGTCTTGAATAACACTTATATACTTCAGTGTATCCATATTTTTTACTTCCTGAGTGGGCCTTGCCATATCTCGCACCACAATGGCCACACCATAGCAGACCACCTAAGAGAGTGGACTGAGCATAAGATGCATCTTTATATTTTTCATTACGCTGGCTGAGAAGCTTGTTGGATCTATCGAAAGTATCCCGGTCAATAATGGGTTCATGAGTTCCTTGTATCAGCTTACCATTATTTTTGATATATCCTAAGTAAAGCTCATTACTCATGACCCTTCTCATTTGCTTTGGATTCCAGTAACTGTTGTTATTGTGTTTTATTTTTCGCCTGATAAAATCAGTCTCTATGCTCCTGAGAGGTTCACCATTTAAAAATCTGTCATATATCTCTCTGATTTGCATAGCAGCATAGTTATTAATTACAAGCTGACCATCTATGTAGTCATAGCCTATAGGATTCAGACCACCATGCCACTTACCTTCTTTAGCTCTGGCTTCTTTACCCATGCTCATGCGCTCCTTAATCTGTTCACGCTCCAGCTGAGCAAATACAGCTAATATACCTACCATAGCTCTGCCAAAGGGAGTGGAAGTGTCAAAGTTTTCAGAGAGTGATACAAAGTCACAATTATAAGCTAAGAAGTTATCCTCTATCAGATTTAGGGTATCTTTTTGAGAACGGCTCAGACGATCCAGTTTATAAACCACCACTTTATCTATCTTGCCATTACGGATATCAGCAAGCATATCTTGCAGACCTGGTCTATTAGTGTTAGCTCCTGAGTAACCGGGATCAGTATAAGATTTATATACTTCCCACTTCATAGCTTCACAGTATTTGGTGAGTCTGCCCAGCTGTTCACCTATAGAATAGCCTTCTTTAACTTGTTCCTGAGTGGATACTCTTACATACAGAGCGGTTCTAATCACTTGCACCACCTTCCTTTTTATTTCTAGCGTTATTTAACTTAGAGCGTATAGTATCTATATCTGTAGAAGCTGGAATAGCTACTATTTCATCAGCTATAAAACCACTGGTATTAACCTTAACTACCTTAGCCTCTTTGGTGTTATCATCCCAAACTACTAAGTTTAAGGTAGCTGGTGTTTTGGGTTTACTATCTGCAACAGTTCTGGATGCACCTTTGTAACGAGGGATTTTACTTCTAATTGTTTCTCTCATTTGCTCATTATGGTCTGTAATAACTTTGGCTGCTTTTGATGTATGCTTTTCATAAAAGTAGTCTAAGTTAACACCATATATCTTAGATAACTCATATAAGGTGGTAACGTCTGGAAGTGAAGAGCCTTGCTCCCAAGCTGCCACAGCTGTTTTGGTTTTATCCACTTTCTTGCCTATCTCAGTCTGAGTCAAACCATGAGAAATTCTTAAATTTACTAGGTTTGTTCTTATTATTTCTCTTATTTCTTCTTTCTTCATGATAAGCACCTCCTTTCATTTGGTACGATTATACTAAAATTTTGTATTATTTAAAATAAAAATTTTTTCTATTATTGAAAAAACTATTGACAATACTAAATAATAGTATTATATTACACCCATGAGTACTAATTGCTAGTGCTTTATAAAAATATTTTATGGTACTAAGAAATAGTACTAAAGAGAGGAGGTATAAATGTATGTCTTTAGGAGACAGGATTAAAGCTTACATTACAGACAGAGGTATTAAGCAGAGCTTCTTGGCTGAAAATGCTGGAGTAAGTGACTCAGTAATGAGTAAGATGCTGAACAACCAGCTAAACATTGATGCTGTCCAGTATCACAGGATATGCAAAGCACTCAGAGTAGACTTAAATTACTTTTTTGAAGATGAGGAGTAAATATGGTTAAGCATATTACCAAAGACGGAAGACAACTTAATAGTGTTTCTGGAATAGTAATAGGCTCTAATCAGTTTCCTCAGATTTACAAAGTCATTGAACAGATTGAGAAGAGAGGTAATGTAGATGGAACTGTACGAACACCAAAGACAAGCTCTTGAAGCTACAAAAGGTAAAAACAGAGTAGCCTACTATATGGATATGGGACTTGGTAAGACCCATACCTCGTCTGAAAAGATGATTCATCTGGGAGCTATGATGAATATAGTTATCTGCCAGAAGTCGAAAGTGGATGACTGGTATAACCACTTCAAAGATAATTATGATGTTAACCCTTGCGACTTAACAAAAGTCAAAGCTAAAGACTTAGAGCATTTTATAGAGCAATCTAAATCTGTACCAGTTCCAACAGTCTATGTTATCAATTATGACTTGGTATGGAGAAGAAAACAACTACTACAACTGAAGGACTTTACTCTGATACTTGATGAGTCTTCACTGATCCAGCGTGAAGACAGTAAGCGGTCTAAGTTCATCCTTAAGCTTCAGCCTAAGAATGTAATACTACTGAGCGGTACACCAACCGGGGGCAAGTATGAAACTTTGTGGAGTCAGTTACACCTACTGGGCTGGAATATATCTAAAGAAATGTATTACAGCCACTACATAGATTATCACTGGGATGATAGTAACGGCTTCCCTCTGAGAGTGATAGACGGCTATAAGAACGTGGATAGGCTTAAGAGGAAAATGAGAGAGTATGGGTGTGTATTTATGAAGACTGAGGAAGTGTTTGACCTTCCTGAGCAGATAGACCAAACCATAAAAGTGTCAGTAACTACTGAGTATCAAATATTTAAGAAAGACCGTATATGTACTGTAGAAGATAATGAGCTGGTGGGAGATGCAGTATTAACTAAGCTACTTTATCAACGTCAGCTATGCGGTCAGTATAACTCAGATAAGCTGGAAGCTTTCAGAGACTTGGTAGAGTCAACTAATGAGCGTTTGATAGTGTTCTATAACTTCAATGCAGAACTATATAAGCTTTGGGATATAGCTGAAGAGTTAAGTAGACCTATATCAGCTGTTAATGGAAATGAGAGAAGTTTAAATAATTATGAGAAGTGTGATAATTCAATAACTTTCATCCAGTATCAAGCCGGGGCTTACGGCCTTAACTTACAGAAGGCAAGGAGAATCATTTATTTTACTCCACCACTTAGCTCTGAGATATATGAGCAATCACGCAAGAGGATACATCGTTTAGGTCAATCTAAAACGTGCTTCTATTACCAGCTAACTTGTAAGGGTTCAGTTGAAGAGAGTATTTATAAGACTTTGGCTATGAGGAAAGACTATACGGATGAGCTGTTTAAAGAAGAGGAGGAAGGATAGATGAAGAGGATCATATACATGATTATAGCTATCATAGGATTTATCTTAGCTATTGGAACTATAGGAGCTGCTGATATGGAGATAATTAGTTTTAGTCAGATATTGTTACAGTCTCTTATAGCTTCAGTATGTGTTGGAGTAGCTTGTTTTGGTCTTAATCTGGAAGAGAAGAGGGAGGCTAATAGATGGCTGAGGAAAAGACATACGAACATAAGATAAAGACTTTTCTAACTAATGGGGGTGCATGGTTTGTTAAATTTTTTGCGAATGGTCACACTCGCTCAGGAGTTCCTGACTTACTATGCTGTGTAAATGGTTACTTTGTAGCTGTTGAAGTCAAGGCTTCTAAAGGTCACGCTTCACCACTACAAATTTATCACTGCAATAGGATCAGAGAAGCTGGAGGGTTTGCGTTTATACTATATCCCTCAGGGTTTGAAGAGTTTAAGAAGTTTATTTATGGACTAAACTGTGACCGGGTCACAGAGTTACCATTAATTTTAAAATAAGAGAGGAGTGATATAGTGGCTAGTTTATATGAATTAAAAGGTGAGTACTTACAGCTACTTAATATGCTTGAAGATCCTGAGATAGAGGATCAGATAGTACTTGATACTCTGGAAGGTATTAACTATGAGCTTGAGATTAAGGCTGAGAATTATGCCAAAATAATCAGAGAGCTGGAAGGTACTATAGAAGTTATCAAGGCTGAGAAGAAGAGACTCAGTGATAAGCAGAGTAAGCTAGAGGACAATGTTAAAAGGCTTAAGGATAATCTACAGGAAGCCATGATAACTGTAGGTAAGACTAAGTTTAAAACAGACTTATTTAGCTTCAGTATTCAGAAGAACGGTGGAGCTTTACCTGTAATAGTAGATGTAGAAACTGCTGACCTACCTGATGACTTAGTTATTATTACAGAGAAGCCTGACCTTAAGGCTATAGGTGAATATTTAAAAACTCATCCCGATACTGAGTATGCCCATTATGGGGATCGGGGAGAGAGTTTAAGGATTAAATAGAAAGAGAGGTTGAAAATGAAGAAAAGTAAAAGCGGTGAGTTTTCGCCTCATATCAATAAAGAGGTAGCTGAAAAGATTAACCTTCTCTGTGGACTTACCGGAGAGAATAGAACTAACTATGTATCAAAGGTGGTCAATGAAGCTGTAGACAGAGATATAGCGAACATAAGAGAGATTTTAAAGAAAGAGAGGATAAAATAAAAATGGGAGTGCTAACTTACATTTTGGGAAGAAGCGGAACTGGTAAGAGTTACAGTATGAGAAACTTTAAGAAGGATGAGCTGGGAGTAGTTAATGTTCAGGGCAAGATTTTACCTTTTAAGGGTTCAGGCAGCATTGATATAGTTAACACTGACTCCTCAGATGATATTGTTAAAACCATTAAAGCTATGGCTAAAAAGTACAAAATTATTGTAGTTGATGACTTTCAGTATGTTATGGCTAATGAGTTCATGAGAAGAGCTACAGAGCGTGGATATGATAAATTTACTGAAATAGCAAAACACGCATGGGATGTGGCTGATTGTGTCAGGACTCTTCCAGCTGATGTAATAGTTTATGTTATGTGCCATACAGACACGGATCAGGACGGCTTTGAGAAGCTCAAGACTATTGGCAAGCTCTTGGACGAAAAAATTGTACTTGAAGGAATGAGTACTATAGTCCTCAAGACAGCGGTCAGTGATGGTCAGTATATGTTCCTGACTCAGAATAATGGTAAGGACACTGTTAAGAGTCCTGAGGGTATGTTTCCAGCTTATGCTATTGATAATGACCTTAAGTATGTGGATGAAAAAATTAGAAGCTACTATGAGCTTGGAGAGTTCCTTACTGATGAGGAGATGAAGGAAAAAGATGCTGCTGTAGCTCATGATGAGGTAGCTAAAGAAGAGCCTAAGAAGAGAAGTAGAAGCCGTGGCAAGAAGGAAGAAGCTGAAGCAAATACAGAGGCTACTACAGAACCAGTTACAGAACCAGCTACAGAATCAGCAGAAGCTCCAGCTGAACCATCTAAGAGAACAAGAAGAAGAGTTACAGAAGCAGAAGAGTTAGCTAAAGCTGGAGTAGATGAGACTGGTAAAACTGAAAGTGTTCCCTTTGATGAGGTTGAAGTGCCTCAGCGAAAGAGAAGAACTAAAACTGAGGAAGTGGCAAGTGAGGAAGCTCAGGAAGAAGCTTCAGCAGAAGCGGTAACTTCAAGACGTAGACGTAGAAGAGCGTAAATAAGGAGGAAAAAAGACAATGGGTAAATTTGCTAAGTTTAATGGACAGGTAGACCTTAAGGCCCTCAGAAATGAAGCTGAGGAAATTAAGAAGAATGGTGGAACTGGTGACTATCCTGAGATAGAAGAGGGTATTTATCATGGTAAGTTTGAGAAGCTGGAAGTAAAAGAGACTAAGGACGGTAGACCTATGCTTAGTGCTATGTTCAGAATCACAGAGGGAGAACGTAAGAAGAGCTGTCTCTTCATGAATAGAGTGCTTTATGGCACTAAGAATGATGCTAACATGATAGCTTCAGCTGAAGGTTGGCTTGACTCACTTGAGCCATCTGATGAGATAGGTGCTGTAATATTTGAAGACTATGACCAGTTTGCAGACCTTGTACTTGATATAGCTGAGGATATAGCTGAGCTTGAGTATGATGTAGAGTATGATCCTAATGAGTTTAATAGCATCAGTATTGAGGAAGTTTATGAGTAAATAATTTAACAGAAAGGAGTAGGAGATTTGTGCGCACAATAAATCATGATTTACTCCAACTGTATAAATGAATTACGAAGAATTCTTAAAAAATAAAAGGTTTGTATTGGAGAGTAGTGGTTTTGATATTGATAAGTCAGAACTTAACCCTAAGATGTATGACTTTCAGAAAGATATAACTAGATGGGCTTTGAAAAAGGGTAAGGCTTGTATATTCGCTGATTGTGGTTTAGGTAAGACTCTGATGCAGCTTGAATGGTCAGAACAAGTTCATAAGCATATAGATGGTAGTAAAATACTTATACTTGCTCCTCTATCTGTTTGTGAGCAGACCAAAAGAGAAGGTATAACATTTGGTTATGAAGTTAACATATGCGAAAGTCAGAATGATGTTAAAGAAGGTATAAATATTACCAACTATGAAAAACTCGATAAATTTGTAGCTAGAGAGTTTACAGGAATAGTCTTGGATGAGAGCAGTATATTAAAATCTTACTCTGGCAAGGTCAGAACTCAGATAATTCAGTACTTTCATGAAATACCTTATAAGTTAGCTTGTACGGCTACACCAGCTCCTAATGATTATATGGAGATGGGTAATCATTCAGAGTTCTGTGGTGTAATGACAAGGCCTGAGATGTTATCTATGTTCTTTGTTCATGATGGTGGTCAGACTTCCAAATGGAGATTAAAAGGCCATGCTGAGGACGTATTCTGGCAGTGGTTAGCTTCATTCAGTGTATTTGTAGATAATCCTAAGAATTTAGGTTATGAAGTGGACGGGTATGATTTACCACCTTTAAATATAACAGAGATAGTAGTGGATGATGACACAACTATACAGGAAACATTATCATTGACTGAACGCAGACAAGCAAGGAAGGATAGCTTAGAACTAAGATGCGAAAGAGCTGCTGAGCTTGTTAATAATTCAGATGAGCAATGGTTAGTCTGGTGTGACTTGAATGATGAAAGTCATAAATTACATGAGCTTATAGATGATAGTGTTGAGGTTCAGGGAAGTGATAAAGACTCATATAAAACCAATTCTATGCTTGATTTTAGCAAGGGTGATATTAAATGTCTTGTTACGAAACCTAAGATAGCTGGATTTGGTATGAACTGGCAGAATTGTCACAATATGATTTTTACAGGCCTATCGGACAGTTATGAACAATACTATCAGGCTTTAAGAAGATGCTGGAGATTTGGACAGTCTAAGCCTGTGAATGTTTATATAGTCATATCTGCTAGAGAGGGCTGTGTTAAAGAGAATATTGAACGTAAACAGAAGGACTTCTTAAGGATGCAATCAGAAATGACAGAATACACTAAAGAGATAACTAAGAAAGAGTTAAAGAGTACCTGTAGAATATCTACACCTTATGAACCTACTGTAAAAATGATCCTCCCAGAATGGGATGAGTTTATTTAAAGGAGATTGACTAATGGACGTATTAGCGCAAACAGTTGATAAAAGATATGCAATGTATAATGGTGATTCGTGTGAATTGATTAAGAATATTCCAGATGAAAGCATCCACTATACTATTTTTTCGCCACCTTTTGCAAGTTTATACACTTACTCAAATAGTGATAGAGATATGGGTAACAGCAAGGGCGATGATGAATTTTATGAGCATTTTAAATATCTTGCAAAAGAGCTGTATAGAGTGACTATGCCGGGAAGGCTACTATCATTTCATTGTATGGATTTGCCACTTATGAAAGAGAGGGATGGTGTTATAGGTTTAAAAGACTTTCCAGCTCTTGTAAGGCAGATATTTGAGGATTGTGGGTTTATATATCATTCAAAAGTAACGATATGGAAAAATCCAGTAACTGAGATGCAGAGAACTAAAGCACTGGGATTACTTCATAAGCAGATTAGAAAAGATAGCACAATGTGCAGACAAGGCATACCAGATTATATAGTTACTATGAGAAAGCCGGGAGAAAATCCTGAGAAATGCTCACACACACATGAATCATTCCCGGTAGATGTGTGGCAGAAATATGCTAGCCCTGTCTGGATGGATATAAGGCAATCTGATACATTACAGAGAAAATCAGCAAGATCTGAAAAGGATGAGAGACATATATGCCCATTACAGTTAGAGGTTATTCAGAGATGTATCGAGCTGTGGACTAATCCTAATGATATAGTTTTAGATCCTTTTGCTGGAATTGGTAGCAGTCCTTATGTGGCAGTTACTTTAGGTAGAAGGGGCATAGGCTTTGAATTAAAGGAAAGTTACTATGAGCAAGCTAAAGCTAACCTTGAGATAGCTGCACATGATAGCAAGATGAATTGCTCAGTAGGGCAGATGAGTATTTATGATTTTTTGGAAGATATAGGATTGCATTGTAGTTGAGAGGTAGAAAATAATGGGAGATATGAAAGTTAAAAAAGGAAACATAGTAATAGTTGGTGCTGACATCATGATAGACTTTGTGAAGTTTAAAGAAAAAGAGCCGGATTTATTTAAAGAACTTGCAGAAGATTATCCAGCTGAGGAAGGTAATTATCTGCTCGTTATAGGAGGTAAATCAGATGGATAAAATAAAAAGTAAAGACTGTAAAGTAGAAGTAGTAGAGACTGATGTAATGATTGACTTGGTTAAGTTCAGAGAAGCTGAGCCTGAGTTGTTTGAGGAACTGGCTCAAGACTATCCTGGCACTAAGGGTAATTATCTTATATGCGTGGGGGATTAGCTTATGGAAGAGAGCTTAGAAACTATCATTAGCAGAACTTTTGAAGAGGTTAAGAATAGGATGTGTGAGGACTATTGCAGATATCCTACTACTTGGGATGAAGAGAAGGAAGGTATTGAGCTGTATGCATCTGATATCTGTGCTAACTGTCCTCTGAATAGATTGTAGGTGATTAGATGCTTATAGGGTATGACTATGAAGTCTTTAGATACAACTGGCTTGTATGTGCTATTGATCCTGAGAAGGATGAGCCTTACATAATATGGGATGATCCTGAGAAACTGGCTGAGTTATATGACCAGTATAAGGAAGATATCTGGGTGGGTTTCAATTCAAGACACTATGACCAGTACATACAAAAAGCTATCCTATGTGGGCTTTCAGCTTGGGAGTGTAATGACTGGATAATAAATAAGCATCAGCCCGGCTGGAGCTTTTCAAGTCTTTTAAAACAGATATTCATGATAAATTATGACGTTATGCCTCTCAACTCTTCACTTAAGCAGCTTGAGGGGTTTCAAGGTCATAATATACATGAATCATCTGTTGACTTCAGGATAGACAGACCACTCACTGAGGCTGAGAAGCGTGAAACTGAGAAGTATTGTTTAAATGATGTGACAGAAACTTTAAATGTATTCTTAGCCAACATAAATGACTTCAATGCTCTGCTCTGGTTGGTTAAAGAGTATAAGTTTCCTCTGTCATACATGAATAAGACTAAAGCTCAGATATCAGCTGAGATACTTGGATGTGAGCCTAAGGATAGGGATGATGAGTGGGATTTATCAATACTTCCTTGTATTCAACTTCAGGATAAGAAAAGATGGCTGACCATTAAGCGCAAGAAAAAGAAGGGAGAACCTTCAGTAGATGATAAGAGAGTTGGTAAGGTGTTTATGAGACCTGATGAGTGGTTTTTAACACCTAAGTATCAGGATTATAGGCTTTACTTTGAAACTGAAGTAGCTGGTGTAGAACATACTCTGGCATGGGGTGGAGTTCATGGGGGCCTTAAGAAGTATCACTATAAATGCGATAAAGACCACTTAATGATACACGTTGACGTAGCTTCTTATTATCCTAGGCTAATGATATTCCATAATCTACTTACTAGAAATGCTAAGTATCCTGAGAGGTTTAGGCAGATATATGAAAGACGTATAGAGCTTAAACACGCTGGAAAGAAGAAGGAACAAGCTCCACTAAAAATTGTCATTAACTATTAGTGTCAATTAAAAAATTCATTGAACCCTACCAGGGGTGTGTCTGATTAAATCAGATGCTAACGGGGGAAGCCCGCCAACATAAAGGGTAATCCCGTGCTAAGACTTTAGGTGATGTGATGAAAAGATATAAAGATTTAACTAATTTGAAGTTTGGTAAACTTACAGTAATAAAAGTGGATCACTTTCAACAGTGTAAAAATTCACGTAGAGTTCATTGGTTGTGTGAATGCGAATGTGGAAACATTACCGTTGTAAGAAGTGATTGCTTAACATCAGGGAATACTAAAAGTTGTGGATGTCTTAACAGTACAGACAGAGAAAAACCAGACTCAATAAAACATCATAAACTGTATAGAGTTTACTGGGGAATGAAACAGAGATGTTATAACCCTAATCAAAAACATTATGACAGATATGGTGGTAGAGGTATTACCGTTTGTGATGAATGGCTAAATAGCTATGAATCGTTTTATAAATGGGCTATTGATAATGGATATTCTGAAGGTTTAACTATAGACAGAATCAACAATGATGGTAACTATGAACCTGGTAACTGTAGATGGACCACTCAAAAAGTACAGAACCAAAATAAAACACAAAGAAAATCTGCATCGCATTATAAAAAGTAAAGTGTAACGACTATCCCGGAAGGGAGTACACCTATTATTGGTACATAGGTGGAAGCGGTGAACTAGATGATATAGTCTAATCCTGTAACGATGGTAAAGTACAGGTATAAATGTAATGGTACTTATGGTATCTGTAAAGATCCTCAGAACAAGGCATATGACCCTAGAAACGCTAACCTTGTATGTATTAACGGTCAGCTGATGCTCTTAGACCTTATAGAACATCTTGAGACTGTTGAGAGCTTTGAACTGATCCAGTCCAATACTGATGGTCTGATAATCAAGATACACAGAAAAGACTTTGATAAGGTAGATGATATCTGCTATGAGTGGGAGTCACGCTGCAATATGGAGCTTGAATTTGATTATATCTCTGAGATTTGGCAGAAGGATTTAAATAATTATGTATTTACTCAGTTTGATGGAAAGATAGAGCGTAAGGGTGCTTATGTTAAAGAGCTGTCAAGTATGGATAATGACCTACCTATACTTAACAAGGCCCTTGTGGATTATATGCTTAAGGGTGTTCCAGTAGAAGATACAGTTAATAACTGTGATGAGCTGATTATGTTCCAAAAGATAGGAAAGCTTACCAGTAATTATGATTATGTCTTATGGAATGGTAAAAGATATTATAACAAGTGCTTCAGGATGTTCGCCAGTACTTATCCATCTGATGAGGCTGTTAAGAAGGTTAAAACTAATGGAAGAAATGATAAGTTTGCTAATACTTCTCAGCACAGCTTTATAGAGAATGGAGATATCACTGAAAGTAAGATTACTGACAGGCTTGACAAGAACTGGTATATAACAGAAGCAAAGAAAAGACTAGAACAATATGGAGTGTGTTAACTATGGATCTTTTTCGTGGATATGTAACTACTCGTAACAAGAAATGCACCATGAGCTTTAAGGACTCAGATGGATCAGACCTACTGACTTATTCACAGGTTAAGAATTTACCTGAATACGCTGGGATACTTGCTGATGATGCGATATTGATAGATGTAGATGATAAAGAGCAATCAGATAAGCTCCTGAAGATAGTGGAAGATAAAGAACTGATATGCAGAGTCTATAAGACCACCAGGGGCAAGCATTTTTTATTTAAGAACACTGATAGCTCAGGAGAACACTTGCAAGACACTTGCAAGACAAAATGTAACTTAGCTTGTGGACTGGTTAAGATAGACATAAAAGTGGGCTGTAGAAACTCTTACTCTGTTCTCAAATATAACAATAAAGAGCGTGAGATAATTTATGACAAGCTGGATGATGAAGAGTATCAGGAAGTTCCTAAGTGGCTACTTCCAATAAAATCAAGGTTTGACTTTTCAGAACTTAAAGATGGTGATGGACGTAATCAGGCACTATTTAATTATATACTCACACTTCAGAGTAATGATTTTACAGTAGATGAGTGTAAGGAATGTATAAGAGTGATTAACTCTTATATCCTTCCTGATCCACTGGATGAGTCAGAGCTGGAAGTGATACTTAGGGATGATGCTTTTCAGAAACCAGTATTCTTTAATAAGCGTGGGCAGTTTTACTTTGACAAGTTTGCCACTTATCTCAAGAACAACAACCACATAATTAAGATTAATGGACAACTGAGCATTTATAAGGACGGCATATATCAACATGGAAATAATAAGATAGAAGCTGAAATGATAAGACATATATCCAACCTCAACCGGGCTAAGAGGGCTGAGGTGCTGAGTCATATTAATCTACAGATAGACAGTAACACTCAGATAGGTGATGCAAGGTATATAGCTTTTAAGAATGGTGTATATGACCTTGATACAGATGACTTCCTTGACTTCAGCCCTGAGTATGTAGTGACTAATAAGATTAATTATAACTATGTTCCTGATGCTTACTCTGAGATAGTGGATAAGACACTTGATAAGCTGGCTTGTCATGATTCTAAGATACGGCAGCTCTTGGAAGAAGTCATAGGCTACACTTTCTACAGACGTAATGAGCTGAGAAAAGCATTTATCCTGATAGGAGATAAAGCTAATGGCAAGAGTACTTACCTGGATATGATTAAGACTCTTCTGGGTGATGATAACACTACAGCCCTTGACCTTAAAGACTTAGGAGATAGGTTTAAGACAGCTGAGCTGTTTGGAAAGCTGGCTTGTATTGGTGATGATATTGGTGATGAGTTTATACCTAATCCAGCAAGCTTTAAAAAGCTTACCTCAGGAGATAGGCTGACAGTTGAGAAGAAGGGCCAAGATCCTTTTGACTTTAACTCTTATGCAAAATTATTATTTAGTGCCAATAACATACCTAGAATCAAGGATAAGTCAGGAGCTGTAATTACAAGACTTATTATCATTCCTTTTAATGCTACTTTCAGCTCAGATGATCCTGACTATGACCCATATATTAAATATAAGCTCAGAACATCTGAAGCTATGGAGTATCTTATTCAGCTTGGTATCAGGGGCCTTAAAAGAGTATTGGAAAATCAGAAGTTTACCACTTCTAAGAAGGTTCAGAAAGAGCTGGAAGAGTATGAAGAGAACAATAACCCTATACTTATGTTCTTTAAGGAAGAGCCTAAGATAGAGAATGAACCGACTAAGAACGTATATAAGAAGTATACTGAGTTCTGCAGTGCTAACAGTTTCCAAGCTATGAGCAACATAGAGTTCAGCAAACAGGTCAAGAAGCGTTATGGGATGGATATAGTAGTTAAGAGTATTAATGGTAAGCAATATCGTATCTTCATAAAGAAAGGAGATAACGAATGATGAAACTAAAAAAGATATTAAATAAAATACACCGTAAAGATACTTTAATTAGTTTGGGTAACTATAGAGGGGATTTTTTAGGCACTTATAAGGTATGTAACGTACCAGAAAAATATAACAGCTGGAAGGTTGAGAGTATATGGTTAAATGTATGTAATAATGGCACACCTAAACTTAATATCAGTATATCTGAGAAGGGAAATATAACTAATGTATGCGATACAGAATATAAAAACTGGTAAGTTTGTATATGGCACTGACTATAGATACGGTAGACCAGTTAAAAAGTTTAATCAAAGAACCAGTAAAGATAAGATGCTTACTTATGCGGATTATTATGAAGCAGTTGAGGACTTTAGACATAGAGGCTGTGGTAAAGATTACAGAATAGTAGTACTTAAGACTGTAGAAGTAAAAAGAGTTATAGACTTTGATAAGCCTGATAGATATATGACTTACTATGAGTATGTTAGGCTTAATGAGTCAGGTGCTTTAATTATTGAGAGGTGAGTAGATGGCAAACAAGAAGATAGAAGTTAATCCTGACCACATAGAAGCTATCAGGATATACTTTAAAGATGGTAATTATATAAGACTTGAGTGTGATGATGTGGAGATTAATAGACTCATGGATGAGCTGCTGATATATGAAGGTGGATGTGTTAAGGCAAGATTCTACACCCATCAGATAGCTGGTTATTATCTTGAAGTGTGTATAGATCCTAGGATGGCTTGTGAGGAGGATTAAATGAGCTTAGAAGAGATTAAGAGCCTTATGCCTCACTACAATGACTGGAGAGCTAATATAGGGTTCTGGTATGGTGAAGAGTATGTTAAGAAATACTGCACCTGGAAGAGGTTTTTGGAACACATGAAGATATTAGCTGAAGTAGTAGGGTGTAACGAGGAGGTAAGTACTGATGGAGATAGTGATTAAGATAGATGAAGATTATTACGAAATAATAAAGCATGATGTTGATAGGGGGATGGATTATCTACCTTGTGTACTGATAGCAAAAGGCACACCATTACCAGCTCATCACGGTCGGCTGATTGATGAACAGCAAATCATTGATAGATTTAAGCCGATTGAAAGATTTAAACATTGGTGTGTAGGAACGGATGGCTTATTTAATGTTTTAAGTGATGCTCCAAGCATCATAGAGGGG